GCCAAGAAGAAGTGTCGTCTACAAAGAAAAAACAAGTTTTCGTATGAACTTATTATATACAATACTTAAAAATATATCAACACTTTTAGGTACTTTTTTATAATATTTCATACGAAAACTCTCTGATTTTTTTTAGTAATTCAAATTTACTGGAAGATTAGGGAGTTTTTTACCATGATTTTACAATATACTAAACATTACAATTTACGAAAAACTGAAGAATATAAACATTTATCAAGACGTGCTGTTGAAGTATTTAATTTATTACTTGATCGTTACCAATCATCTGTAAAAAATGGCTACTCAGATGAAAATGGAACTTACGTTAAATATGGTCAGAAAGAAATGGCATGGGATTTAGATTGTGAAGATAGAACAATCCGTAATGCTATTCGACAATTAGAAGAGTCGGGATTAGTGAAAACTGTTCGTCAATTTAAGCGTCAAGTTAATAAAATGTATTTAAATATTCCTGAAAAATTAACTCCTCTTAAAAATCCTATTCGTGAAGCTAAGAAAGCAGCTAAAAAGGTGGTTAATAAAGTGGTTGAAGCAGTCAAACCTAAGCAACAAGAGGATAATGTTAACGCTTCAAAAGTGGTTAACGTATCAAATGAGGTTAAAACAGCGTTACAAGAGAAATTAAATTTACAAGCAGACACAGTTATTCAGGATTTAGAGGAAAAATTTGGAAAAAATGAAGTTATTGCTTGTATTAATTATGTTTATAATAAGACTGTCATTGGCAAACAACAACCTATTAAGTCCACAAAATATTTAATGTCTACTTTTGAAAATGGTTTCAATAGTAAGTGTGGCGGTAATCGTGTTGTTCGTCAAGAATTAGTTCCTGATTGGTTGAAAACTCAGCAAGAAAATGGTGATGGTTGGAATAATTTTTATGCGCCAGAAAAGCCTAAACGATCTCTTACAGATGAAGACCTTAAAAAAATTGAGTATATGAAACAGTTACAAGCGGAACTTTTAAAACAACAGTCTAATGGAGGTGTTTTATAATGGATTTCGCAACACAAATTTCAATTATGTTAACCGACAAGTTTATTGAAGTTGCAAACGATAGCAGATATAAAAATGAAGTGTTTAATGGAATGTATAATGTTATAAGCAACGATACTAATATTAATTTAAACCTTATGACATATGCCATCACTGAATATGCAAACAAAATAAATCCAAGTAGTTTAGCGCAGTTCTGTCTTAAAGAAGTTAGAAAGTGGGAAGCGTTAAAGTTGAATGATGGAGATGATGTTAGGGAGTTTTATAAGTATAGCAATTTACAAGCAAGTAAAAAAAATGAATGTAAAAATAGCGTTCAAGATGAACAAGAACGTGAGTGGTTAATAAACAATATTACTATTCCTTGTAGAGAGGATAAACCTTTTTGGTCACTAGAGGAACTTAGAAAAGTTTATAAGGCACAAGAAACGTGGAAACGTGTTAAACTAGAGCTTAAACTTTAATAAAACAATATACGTTCCAAAATATAAAAAAAGAGATAGTAAACTATCCCTTAAAATTATTGTTTTCCACTCGTACCATATCCGTTACGTGCAACGTTTCCTAAATCATCAACTTCATGAAGTGTGATTTTTGGTTGTGGTTTCTTAATTTCAAACTGACATAAGCGATCATATTTACTTACTTCACCTGAACGCATAGCTACAAGCATTCCTCGCCAGTAGTCAGTTGTTCCTTTGTAAGAGTTGTCGATACATCCAACATGGTTTGTTAAGATTAATCCAAAATTCTTAAATAAACTACTGCGTGGATAAATATTGGCAACATAATCTTCACCTGTTACAGTATCAGTCATATCTAATGAAAATCCAAAATTGACAAATAAAACGTCACCTTTTTCATAAGATACAGTTTCCCAATCACCAGTATAAGTTTCAACTTCACCCGTTTCAGCACGTGTAACTTTTAATTCGATACAACGTAAATCAATCCAGTTCCCATTGAATGCTTCTAATTTTGGTACATCTGAGTTTAAATAGTGAATATTAAAATTAAGCATAACTCAATCTCCTTCTAAGAATAATTAGTAGACAGATGAATTATACTTAATTTTCATTTTACTATTCTATTTTTGAGCAAAAGCCCAAACAAATTTAGAAAAGTCTGATAAATCCTTTCTAATGTGTAGTGGATTACATGATCCTGTGACTTGTGGTTTTCGGTTGCATACTGACACGATTAGGAATGGATAAGGAACACAATCACGGTGTTGTCCTTTACGAATGTTATCAACTAAGCGATTGTATTTGTCCATGTTGGAGAACTCTTTTGTAATATCAACTTCAACAATAATGACGTATTTTTCATTATAATATTCAGTGATAATACGCATATCTGGTCTTAAATGATACTCTTCTTCAAATCCTTTGTATTCTATATCTACATCAATAATCTTAAATCCATTCGTGGACATTTTAGCTAAGAATTCAGACATGGTTAGTTTATGCTCAAATGTTTTCGGCTTTTTATCACAATAGTAAATGTCACGTTCACCAAACTTACCACCAATTTTTTTAATATATTTGCCTTCTATCATTTTTCTTAAACGTTTGTTGGCAATCATATAACTACTTTTAGGATTTCCTGCAGGATAGAAAATATCTGCAATTTGTTGATTAGTGAAAATCAAATTGGTGTTTTCGATAAAGTATATAAATTTTCTATCTCTCTCCGTTAAAATCATTCTCTCAATCCTCCTCTGAGATCATAGACTTCACGCATCGGTTCAGTTGACTGTTCTTTTTCTTCTTTAACAGTTTCAGCTTCAATAACTGGTGTTTTTTTATGTTTCTTACAGTATTTTGCAATCAAATGTTCAGGCAAATAGTAACATTGGAATTTAATTTTTTTATCGCACATACAAATTCCTTTACCTTTTGATTCAGCAGGAATATGAGCTAAATCAGGAATTCCGATAACGTTAATACTCTCACGTTCACTAGCCGTTCTTAATCCAATTCTAATTCCGACATTTGCTGTGATTTGTGTTGAAATAATATCGTCAGTTGGACGTTGTGTAGCCATGATAAAATGAATACCTACGGCTCTACATCGTGATAAAATGTCTGCTAATGTTTCAAATACCGCTTTTTTATTTGATAAGGCTAAGAATGGATAAAACTCATCAAGTACAGCAATTATAAACGGTAGCTTTTGATCTTTAAATTTCTTATTGTATTCTTTGATGTTACGGCAATGATTATCTTTTAATAAAGCAAGTCGTTCTTCTAATATATCTCTAATTTCACTAATTTTCTTAACACATTCATAAACATTATTCGTAATTCCTATTACGTGTTCACATCCTTGAAATACGTCAGCATCAACACCACCCTTATTATCCATAATGATAATTTGAAGTCTATCAGGTGGGTAGTTTTCCATTGCTTGAATAACAATAGAATTCCAAACAACTCCTTTACCTGCATTTGCAGTAGCTCCAATCAATACGTTTGGTAATCCGTCTGTAAGATTATAAGTAACAATTCCATCAAGTGAATGACCAATAGTGATTTGTAATTTTTCAATGTCTTCGATTGGATTAATTTCAAATGGATAGTGTTTTAAACTTTTCAATCGTCCAGTGTAAATTTTAAGCATGTAATTTTGTTCATAATTTAAAAGTTCTACGTCATTCTTAAAAGCATTCTCGAATACTAATAGTTTCTTTTTAATGTCTTCAATGTTACAACCTCTAGGAAGTTCTAGTTTATGAATTCGATAATTTTCATACGTGTTACTGTATTTCACATAAGCATATTTATCTTCTGAGTTTTTAATCTTTAATTCTTTAAGTAGATTGTTCGTTATTTCGATTGTATCATCAGTATCAGTAGTCCAACCTGCCCATATTGCAGCAGCGCCACCGATAAGCAAGATAACTGGTGTGATTGGTGGTGCAATTGTTAAAGCTGCGACATGAGGAATAGCTGCTATCATTCCAATTCCAGTTGCAACCATTTTAATTTGCATCAAAATCACCTCATTTTAAATTAGAAAAATTTTCCAAAACCTAAACCCTACCACCTTTCCAAATTTTTCCCTGCCTTCAAAATTTGTTTAAAACTAAAGGTTCGGCTCCCTCCGTCCCCTCACCTAGTTTTAAAAGCGATTCAAGATTTCATCTTTAATCCCTCACTTCATCCTATGCTCAAACGTTTAAATTGATACTAGATTTAATTAAATATTCATCAGAGTGTTTAAATCGTAGGGTGTTTAAATGTTAAAAGACACGTTTAAATGGTTAACGTGTCTTTGATCTAATCATACTCATTAATTTGTTTCCATCTATCATTTGTATGCCGATTCTGTTAGCTGCACTCTTCGCATCATTCGTAAAACTAGAGGTGGTAACATAAATCCCTTTTACGTCTTTGCCACCAAGCACACAAGCTCCTACGAAATCACGCATTTTGTGAACGTTAATTGGATCGGAATATCTTTTACATTCAACGAAATATGTTTGTCCATTTTTAGTAGCAACTATATCTTTACCACCATCACCTGTACGCTTTGTCTGTTTAACTGAATACCCCATGTTTTTGTATAGTTTAGCAACGTAATCTTCGAATTTAAATGGGTGCATACGTTTTAAATCGCTAAGTGATCTGTATTCGATTCCAGACTTATCCTTCCAGAACAAAGTATCACTATATGTAATCAAGATAAACAACAATAATACGCATAGAATTATTATTGCTATTATATAAGAAATATCGTTCATGAAATCACCTCTTATGAGATTATGGACTAAATCTGAATTATTTATACAGATAAAATGGACTTATAAAACAAAAAACACCTGGTCAATCCAGGTGTTTTTATTATTTTTGTTGCTTATAACACTGAACCACACTCTTCATTAGGTATGCTGTCGTGATGATCCCTACTTTACCTGCATAATCAATATGCTCACCGTCAGTCATTTGTACGTCACGCACAATCTTACCATCTACACGACTAATTCCACAGTCTAAGACTAAAGTTCCACTAATAAATTGATAGTCTGCAAAATAATGAGGTCTACCGATACCGATAACAACTACATCTGAAATTTTAATGTGATCGTCTAAGTTTGCTGTTCTGCTATGGCAAACCGTAACTGTTGCATTACTATTCAATAATAATTGGAACAATGGCTTACCGATTAAGTGGCTACGGTTAATAATTGCAATATTAAGACCACTCAAATCTGATTTGCCAGTTGTATGCTTGATGATTTCATAACAAGCCCCTGCTGTTGCAGGAATAATGGCTTTTGGATCATTACTTACTAAACGTGCAATGTTCTCATTTGTTAATCCATCTACATCATGATCTGGTTCAATTGCTTTGATTACTTCCTCACTATCAAACTTTTCATGCAATGGTAGCTGTACAATAATAGCATGATGTTCTTCATTTAAGCTCTGAACGTAATTAACAAGCTCTGAGGTGTCTGAAAACATGGTAGGCTCTAAATTATAGTGGGTAGCCTCAATTCCCACCTCACAGGCTGTTTTAACCTTATTTTTAACGTAAATTTGTGATGGTTCATCATAACTACACGTCACAATTGCTAAAGTTGGAGTTTCTGACAGTTTAGAAACTTCTTTTTTTACATCATCTAATATTTGTGATCGAATTTCTTCACAACTTATAATCATAAATTACCTCATTTCTAAAAAAATGTACTGAAATAGTTTAATTAAACAAATAGCCGTTATTAAGACTACTCCTTCGATTAATAATGCGATTAATGCTCCTTTAAAAGCACCGAATCTTGACTCATCTTCCATAATTTAATCCCTCTCTTCACCCATCATTGTACTTTTCAACTCAAATATTTGTCCTAAAAATAAAAAAATGGAGCCTTTTTAGGCTCCTTTTATGTGTTGGTTTAATTAAATTGACCTTCAAATGGATCAAATCGTGAATTTAATGTTTCTACTATTTCTTCTTGTTGAGGTCTTTCATCAATCTCAACATTTTCTCGTGTTTCTGAATCAGTCAATGGATAAGACATGAATGGTTGAAACCCTGCTTTACCCTCGTTAATAGCATGGATATAGTAACGAATGGCTTCAATAACTAATTCACGCTTATTTAATCGTTGCGATTTCATTACTTTAGGCAGTTCGTTAATAATATCTTTTTCTTCTTCATAAAGCTGCACATATAATTGTTCTAAACTAATTTTAGCCATTATTTTTGACCTCCTTTATTCATGCTGTTGCGATAAGCTACGAATTTTTGTCCACCACGCACATTACCCATGATTGAGTCAGGATAAATTTTTGCGTTATTAGGCAAATATAAGTGATCCTGAATTAACAGTGTTGTTCCACCACAGTAAAGAATACGGTCATAATCACTGAAATCAATTCCGTTTTTATTTAGATAATATGACACTTGATCCGCTAACTCTTTACAAGTTTCTTCATATTCCTTTGTGAAATCGTATTGTTTTTCACGTTTTCTGAAGATTTTTTGAGGAATAAAGTCAATATCATCAATCGTGAATTTAGCTTTATCAGAGATAACCATAGGATTGTTCTTAATTCTAGCTAAATATTTTTTGTTGAAGTCCATTGATCCGATATTTCCCCCATCGGCAGATGTTATTTTTAATCCATTAGTTGTAACAATATCAAGAGTTCCTGCACCAATATCAATGCATAAGTAAGTGTTTTTATGTTTGTCATTTCTAATTGAGAAATCGTCCTCTAAGATATAATCCACTAAACATAAATATGCCTGTGGTAAAACGTAAACTGAGTCAACGTTAAACTTATGACGAACTCCATCAACTAAAATTTCATGTTCATTTAAGAAACGTTGCTTTACTTTTGCAACAATTTCATCATCTTTATAGTGTTCAGCAGGCAATGCAAATCCTAAACTTATTTTTTCTTTTTCAGTTACTTTAGAAATTGCAATCATAGCCTCAGCATAGTAAAGGTCTGTTTCATAGCGATTTTCATTACGTGAACCACTACCCATACCGTTTTGATCTACTACATACTTCTTCCCGTTAACCTCGTATACAGTTTCTCTCTTATTATTATTGCTTAATAAGTTCGTGTGAAGTGGGTTCTCATCGTAAATCTTTAAACGATTTGGATAAATCACTTCTTTAGTATCAGATTTTGCTTTTTCGTTTCCATTCCCGTTATCTAGAAACACATTCGCTAACATAAAATCACGCTCCTAAAACATTATCTACTCATATTATATGCACAGGTTTTTTAAATATGCAATAATTTTAAATGAAATTAAATCATTTTATATCATATCATATGAATTCATATCATCTCATATGCTCTCATATGAGTTCATATCATATTATATGAGTTTATATGAAAGGATATGAGATAATATTATATTATTTACTATTATATAAAATGAAAAAATGGCATATGCAATCATATGAAATGAAAGCATATGCCATAATATTATATTAAATAAATTGATATTAAATCTTTTGACAGTATTTCTTAGAAACGTATAAGCCTGATTTTGTTTTGTAAAAACTTCCATTTTCACCTACAATTGTTAAAATAGTTCCTGATTTTACTGCTTCTGCAATGTTACCATCCTTAATTTCAGGTGTTTTACGTGCGTTTAAATAAGTACAACCAACTACTTTAACTTGGAAAGTTTTAACCGTATTAGTAGATGAAACTTTCTCCACGTCTTTAGCATAAACCCATGAAGTAATTTCGTCCAATAATAGCTTGTCACCGTTTACTTTTGATACTTTATATTGTGATCCTTTAACCCAATCTGGAATTTTTTTATCTGAATTAGCGTAGACAGTTGCAGTAGATTTAACTTTTACTACATCATTTACACTATATCCTGACGTTGTTGTAGTTGTAGCTTGTGTGACTTTCTTAGTTAATCCTAAGTATTCAATAACTGCTTCTGCAACAGCTTCAGCATAGGCTTGTTGACCTTTATCAGAAATAATGATTTGGTAATCATTTTTAGTATCCATGAACCCACCTTCAACAAGTACAGCTGTTGCTTTTGTCGTTAACACAGTGAATTCAGCAGTTTTTACTCCACGATTTCGTAATCCTACTTTAGAGGCTAATTTTGGAGCGATAATCCCTGCAACTTTCTTATCTTCAGAAGTTCCACGTGTATGATAATAAACCTCTGTACCAGTGCCACCACCTGCATTTTGGTGGATCGAAACAAATAAATCAGGATTATATGAGTTAGTTTTACTTACCCTAGCAGCCAAACTAACATCCGTAGCTCCACTTTGATCGTCAGTTCGATAAATAGTAACGTTATAATTAGCTAAAATCTTTTGAATTTTGTTACAAACAGCATTGTTAAGAGTCCACTCTTTGTACACTGTACCTAAACTTGCTAAAGTTTGTTTGCCAGGTGTTTTGATCCCATGTCCTGCATCTAAAACTAAAATTTTATTTGCCATGATATAATCTCCTTTCATATCATTTCATATGCTTTCATATGAGTTCATATGCTATGATATGAAATGATATTATATTAATTAAAATGAATTGCTATGATATGATTTTAAATTATATTAATTTATTTCATATTACATGAAATGATATACTATTATTTGACATAAAATGATATAATTTGATTGAATATAAAATGAGGTGATATTGTGGGTAAAGCTATTGGTATGACTAAAAAAGAGAGAATTAGATCGTCAAGAAAACAAAACAATGAAATTAATAGCATTTCTGTATCGGATTTCCTAAAACAAAACAGAGAATTAGTTAGATTTGAATTAGAAGTACATGAGGATGGATTAGGAATTAGAGTTGGTTTTGAAAATTCACCTTTAATAAAGCTATATTCTGCTAAGGAATTGAGTGATGCGATAGATGAAGACTTATTGCGTTCACTATCAGATAATTTGATGGAAGTATTAATGCAAGGCATTGTAAGCAATGTAAATGATGAAATAGAATAATTACATAATAAAAAACACCTTTTTCAATAAGGTGTTTTTGTATTTTCTTTAATAATTTTATCTCTATCTTGTTGTTCAATATATAATCCTTGAAACTCTACTTTATCACGTCCACGTTTTAATATTCCATGTCCATAACCTCTTAAATTTTTACCTTCACCAGTTCCAATAATGATCTCAGAGTTTGCTTCATCTTCTACTGCTAAACAAATACGATTATTAAAGTTGACCTTAATTAACGGTGTGATAACATCTTGTGCAGGACGTTGAGTAGATAAGATTACATGAACACCTGATGAACGTCCTAATTGTCCTAGTTTAGCAAGTAATTTATCAATATTTTTCTTAGCATTAGGCGATAAAGATAAGATACTAGCCACCTCATCTACAATTAACATGATGTATGGCAGTTTGTTATTAGGATATTTTTGGTTGTATTCTAATAAATTCTTAACTCCACTTGTGATAAATAACTTATTTCTTCTACCTCTCTCATCATCAATCTCTTTCAATAGTTCTTCTAATTTTTCTACTTCAGTGATTGCTTTTTTAACTTGATCCACACTTTCGTATTCTGTTAATTCTACACCTTCTTTAAAGTCTGCTAAGTAGATTGATAGTCTTTCTTTTGTATAATTCTCTAATAAACAGCACATGATAGCGTGTATAAGGTTAGATTTACCGCTGTTAGTACATCCTCCAATAATAGTATGTGGGTTTTGTTTAGATAAATTGATCCACGCTAGTCCTAATTTAGAAAAACCGACTAGAATTTGCAAACCATTGTCTACATTTATCTTATATTTGTCTAACTGGTAAACATATTTTTGCTTTAAATGATTTTTGAAAATCTTATAGTAATACTCACCATTATGACTATGAAACTCAACATCATTTCTAAAATATGAACTAAGCATATTTGATACTGCCTCTAAGTGATCTCTCGTCATTCTAAGTGGTGGATTAACGTAAACTAAGTCGTAATATGGATTGTCCATGTCTACTTTGTCTATGGTAATGTACTCATTAGTGTCCTTGCTTGAATAAACACGTCTAAAAATCTTATTTGAATATGGGCCATACTCTTTATCGTAAATAAGTTCTAACCAGTAAGGTTGAGTATCTAATTGATATTTTACATCGTCACACTTTAATTCTGCCGTAATATAAGAGGTTAAATTGTAAAATAATTTTCGATTTAGTCCAGATGGAACGTCAATAATGTAATAATCTTCTTCTTCGCATGGTTTTAGCTTAGGATACTCGTCTTTACGATTACAAAATTCCATTTCTTCGATTAATTTTTCGATTTTTTGAAGTTTCTCATCACGTGAAAAACTAAATTTCCCCTTAAATTCCATTGCTGCTAATCCAATTGCTCCTATTCCAACCCCAAGTCCTAATAATGGTGAAACTGAAGTAAAGATTGGTGCTAAAATTAAGCCCATTGCAGGTAAAGCAAGAGAACTATTCGCAATATTATCAAATGTAGTTTCTTGTGTTTCTTTATTTGTCATAAAAATCATCCCCTTAGTGAAATATCTTATACTTCAATATATGTGAGATTAGAATATTTATGACAACAAAAAATAAAGAGATGTAAAACTACACCTCTGTTAATTCTTCTAATTTGATTTTCTCATTTAACTGATCTAATAAATATAAACCTGACTCAGTTAATAAGTAATCATCGCCATCATCACCGGTAAGAATACCGTTTTGAATAATATAGGTTAAATATAACTCATATCGTGATTGAATAGGTTCAATATCTGTTAAATCTTCGTTACCTAGAGCGATTTTTTCAAGCAAAACTTCACTACGAGATTGGGGTTTTGATGGCAATTTTGATAAATCACCGCTGAAAATAGCGTAAAAGTATTGTTCACTTCTTGAAATAGGTTCAATTCCACTAAATTCACCGTCTAAAATAGCTTTAATAAACGTTTCAATGCGTGAACTGATAGGTTTTGGACTAATATCATTAGCTCCACATAGGTTAGCAAGTAAAATTTCTTTACGTGGAGTTGCTTCGTTGATACGAGGTAAAGTCAATGTAGGATTAAGTTTCATATTAATATACATCTTCTTCACCACCTAATAATAAATCGAAATAATGTTCATCGTTTAATAATCCATATAAGTAAAATAAGTTAATCTTGTCTAACATATTTTGAACAGGTTGATCTTCTTCAATTAAGTGTTTTAACATGTAATAAAGCTCATCTTTTGGATCATTAGTAGATAAATTTGTAAATGAAGTAGCAGACTCAGCACTGTTTTGAACTAAAAGGTTCTCATATTCAGTGTTGATTAATGATTGATAAACTAAGACTTCTAATTGATCTAATTTAATCGTTTGTCGTAAATTAGATTTAGTATTACTTGCAATTTGTCCTACACGTGATACAGGAACTTTATATGTAACTGTTGGTGTTAATGATGTCTCAGTAGAGCCAGATGATAGTTGAATATGACCATTTTTATAAGCATGTGGGAAACCTTGCACATCTACTTTTGTGGTGATTGGTGATGATAATTTATAATGTGTTTTCGTACCGTCAGTTACTAGAGTATTTGAGTTAGTATCACCATCTTGATAGTTGCGTTCACCGATTTTTTGCACATATTCACCAGTTTCCACGTTCAAAGTATCACAAGTTCCATCTGGTAAACTGCGTAAAACAATCGTTTTACCGTCTTTTTGGTCGAATGTTACGGTGTTTGACTGCTCATTATTAGCATCTAAATTGGTCAAAATAGGAGATTTAACATCTATTAAAGATAAATTTCTACCATCTTGGAATGTATCTAAAATTTCTTGTGTATCATTGTCAATGTATTTTGTTTTCCCTTTTAATACACATGACTCATATGCTCCATCTAATACATTTTCATGTAAGTTAGCGCCACTATCGCCTGATCCAATTTCACTCATTGATTGTGATGTAGTGATTTCTGCACTATATTCATCAACTTCAATTTTTGCTTTAACTTCATCACAACGATTTTCTAAAGGTGATAATGTTGCTAGATCAGACTCATTAGCAAATACATCTAAAGCAAGCTGCTTATTCTGCTTATCCTGCACAATTGTCATTGTATCACCCTGTTTGATCGCTGTTGTAGATGGAAGATTTTTAATCTCTATTCCATTACTCATCAATATCCCTCCTATAATAAGAAAAAGAGTACCAAAAAGGGTACTCTTTTAATTTTTAATTTAACATTTGTTGAACCATATAGTCTGCTATTGCCTGGTGTCCATTTCCACTAGATTGATTATCGTCTGAGTAATAATTACTATCTATTGTTTGAACACTACTATTTTTATAGAGTTTATATAAATAACAAGCAACGAATGGTAATGGTGCATTGTAGTCACAGGCTACTTCGTTTGTAATATAATTACTTACATCGTCTTTATATGAAGAGAAATTATCTTCATCAGGACCGCCAACTAAAGCTCCTAATAAAATTCTTCCTGAAGCATTATTTGATTCAATACCATTTGATGCTGCTCTATGATGTGGATTTCGTGGATACTTACTTCCATATCCAATAACTAAACTGGTACCTAATGAGTTGTTACCTAGTATAGTAGACATTTGGTATGTAATCCAGTTATCATATGTTGATACATTTTGTTGTTTATCGTAAAGTGCTGCAACAAGTTGTAAACCAACATTATAACGAGCTGAACCCCATTTACGTTGCCAATAATATTTACTTGTATTAGTAGCAGTTCTTGCAAGATAATCTCTAATAGTATTGTATTTTGGTGAATTTCCGTTTGGAGCATAGAATGCTGCTAAAGCACCAGTATTACCCCAACTTAATCCATCATAGCATCCAACTGTGTCATGAGTAATATAAGTATCATATTCTGAACTGTAAATACTGTTTGTTGAATCTATTCCACTATTAGCAGCTTTGCTATTAGCTTTATGCATCATTGCTGAAGCGAAACTATAATTGGCAGCCCATAAATCAGTAGCATAGAAATCACCTACTTGATTTGCTGCACGTTTAGTGTTACTTCTAGCAAATTCATATAATGCTTTTGCATATTTATAATCATCTGAGTTTCCAAAGTTGATATAGTTTAATGCAAGTGCCGATACAGTTTCCGATATAACGTTAGTAGCAGGATTTGAAGAATCTGCAATTAATGAGAAACTATTTCTTGTTGATTGCATTCCTGTTTGACTTTCTGGTGTACTCCATTGAGCGTGGTCTGCATCGCCATCACATATTTGATAACAGAATGCTTTTACAGTAGTTTTGTTACTGTCTGTCCATACTGTACATCGTTTAAAGTATTCCATTGCATAATCTGTGATATTTTTTAAGTGACCTCTTTGTTTAAGCTCACTGTAAACTTCAGGGAATTCATAATAACTTAATCCTAGAACTGCCATAGAGTATGCCATTGGTTGACCGAATTTAACATGGTCACCTGCATCATGATATCCGCCATATGCTTGATATGTTATTCCTTGATATGTGAAAGTATCTCCAGTATGACAATTTCCTCTCCAATTTACAAGATTAGAACTTGGTAGCGTACCGCACATATTTGCATCATAGAAGTATAAAGAGTATTGTAATAATTTTGCAAAATTGTGTTGACTAGAGTTTCCACTTGAAGAGTCTCCACTTGAACTTTCGCCACCTGAAGTTCCTCCACTGGTAGAGCCTCCATTAGAAGAGCCTCCACCAGACGAGCTATCTGATGAGTCGGTTGGAAATCCATAGCTCCAGTTACTAGGAACGTTAGTACACCATGCACGCTTTAATTCTCTAGTGGCTAAAATGTATTTACCTACTGCCATGTCACGATTCGTAGACCAGTCTGGTTGCCATGTTGCCCCGACTTCACTCCACCAGTCTGCACCACTATTAACAACAAGTCGAGCATTGTCTAAATTGTCTGCTCCACTTTCATTCCATTTGACTAATTTAAAGTCGATTTTCGTAACGATATAAGGTTGACCATTATTTGACCAATTTGAGTTAGATCGCCAATTCTTTTGATAGCCCCAAGGATGGAAACATCGTCCGCTAGTTTCAGATGTTTGTTTAATTTTAACCCATTTAGAATGATTTCCGCTAACTCCAGTTTCCCATTCAGTCGTACCACTGATATTACCACTTCCATCATCCCAAAAATCTTCACGATACCATGTTCCCCATTCAAAGTCATCACTTAAAACATCCCATGAACGTGTTGATGTATTCCATATCCACATTTTCGGGTTTTGAAGTAACAAACCAACGTTATCGTAATAAGAGCTTCCTGAAACCTTATATGTAGTTACCCAATGACCTATCGCGTTCCACGATGAAACAGGGAATGAACCATCAGGATTAATACGTGGACCATTAACCCAATTATATGCTCCACTAGGCGGGTTAGGGTTATTGGGTGTTGCTTCATGTGATGATGAATATTGTTGCGAAACAGGTGTGTCGCTTGCATTTGCTATTGAGGTGTTACTGGAGGGACCGCCACCAGTACCACCTAACATTTGTTGAACCATGTAATCTGCTATCACTTGTTGTCCATTTCCATTAGGGTGAGTGGTATCCCAATCACCCATGTAGTTACTTACTGATATATCAGCATCCATTGAGTCTAGTGAATATAAATCTAAAACTTCTAATCCTTTATTATTACATACTGTAACAATAGCGTTACGATAGTCTTTTAATGTGTGACCAGACTTGTTAGTAGTTGCATGACCACCAATACGAATAGGTGTAAAGAATGTAATTCGCCCACTAGGATATTTAGATTTTAAACCATCGGCTAACACATTTAATGCTCCATAGAAAGTAGACTTGTCTGTACTTGATGAACTTCCTAAAGGAACTCCTAACAAGAAGTCGTTTACCCCACCAAACACCGTAACAAGACTAGCATCAGATGGTAGGCTAGTATAATAGTTACAGAATGAGCGTGCATCTGGGACTGTTGCTCCACTAGCTCCAGTAGCAACTACACGACCACTCTCTCCGTAGTTGTTGGCACGTAAACTTGAAACAGAAGCTACTTTTGCGGGATAGGCACTTCCATTCCCTCCTACACCAAAACCATATGTAATAGAGTTACCAAAAGCAACCCATTCTCCTGCTGTGTTTTGTTTTGTAGCAGGATACTGAATTGAAACTAATCCGTCAATAGTGCTACTTCCACCTGAACCACCGCTTGATCCTCCTGATCCACCACTAGAAGAACTGTTTACATAAATAGTTCCACTTAACGTTTTACCATTGCTAAGTGTGATATTTAAATAATCAGTACCTGCCGAAACACCTCTAACAGTTACAGATGTTGATGATTGTGATGAAATTGTAGCACATCCACTAGAAACATAGGCATTACTTATCGTAGATGAAGTACCACTTACATTAAATGCCTGTGTGCTACCTACGCTAATCGTAGCAGATGTCGGAGATAAAGTTGGATTATCTGAAGAACCTCCGCCACTTCCAGAGCCACTTCCACCACCAGATGTTCCATTAAACATCTTGTCAACTAAATAGTTTGCAATAGCAATATGTCCTTTTACTGTAGGGTGATAATAGTCGTAAGGGACGAAATATCCACTATTAGTACCTTTTAACCACTCAAACTCTGGAACAGTAAATAAGTCTAATACTTCTAATTGATGCTTATTACACATCGTAACAATAGCATTTCGGAAATCCGTTAAGGTGTGTCCGTACATATTCGTACCATTATATCCACCAATCTTGAACGGTGTAATAAATACAATACGAGATGTCGGGTATTTTTGTTTTAACCCTGTAATTAACACATGTAATGCACCAAAGAAATCCTTACTATCCGTAGAACCTTCAACACCCAACTTACTATCAGCACGATGGTCATTTACAGAACCTAGTACAGTTATTAAATCTAAACCATCAGCCATTTGTGTATATCGGTTACAGAATGCATCCTCATATCCTGGCTCTGTTAATGCAGTATTATAACCGTCATTAATACATGAACCAGAAATACCATGATTGTGAATATTTGCTCCAATTTTACTAGCAGCGACATTAGCATAAGAATAAGAGCTTCCTCCTGCTCCTGCTCCTGCCGTAATACTATCACCTAAAGCTCCCCAATAAGCCGGATTGCTTTTCTTAGATGCTGGATATTTAATAATAACTAATCCATTTGAATCTGTTTCACTGTTTGAACCACCAGTAGAACCTCCACCACCAGTAGAACCTCCACCACCAGTAGAACCTCCACCACCAGTAGAAGAAGATGTAACTGTTACGTTAATGGTCTGACTTGAAACATTTGTTGATGATAAAGTAATAGAAGATGATCCTTGTGCTGTTCCTTGCACTGTTACAGTTTGATTTGAGTTCCAATTTGATGAACTAAATGTTAATGATGTTGGTGAAATTGAAATTCCACTTCCTCCACTAATATAAACCGTTTGAGATTGACTAGGCGCTTGACTTAATCTTACAGTGAACGTTGTAGAGCTTCCGTTTTGAACTGATAATGATGAAGTTGAAGTTACAATATTACCATATGTAGTAGATGAACCTCCACCACCTGAATCTCCACCTGAGTCACCGCCTGATCCACCTGAGCCACTAGCTGTTATTGTTAATGGAATACTAAATGTTGTACTATCACTTAAAATGATATTTAAGTAATCCCGACCTTCTGCTTTTGCTTGAATTGTTACAGATGTAGGAGATTGTGAGTAAATAATACATTTACTGTTCGCTAAGTATACTGTTTGAATAGTCGCACTTGTTCCACTTAATGTAAATGTCTGAGTATTATTAACTGCAATTGTCGCACTTGATGGTGTGATTGTTGCCCCACCTGTTCCGCCACCACCTGAGCCGCTTGATGTTACATTTACAGAAATCTGTTTTGATGAAACTCCAGATGACGATAATGTAATTGTTGCTGAACCTTGTGATGTACCATTAACCGTTACAGTTTGTGTATTATTCCAGTTCGATGAAGTAAATGTTAATGAAGACGGTGATACCGTTGCATTTCCACTAACTGAAATTGATACGGTTTGGTTTGTTGATGGTTGTTTGCTTAATTTAACAGTGAATGTTGTTGAATTTCCACTTGCGACACTTAAAGATGTTGATGAAACTACGATTTCTCCATTAGTTGTAGAGCCACCGCCACCTGTTCCACCGTTTGAACCTCCACCAGATGATCCGTTATTATCCATATTTTCAAGTGTTCCGTAATCATCGACACATGGATTATTTACATCGTTGTTGACAACTTTCTTATCGTAACGAGTACCTTGAATAGTAGAATTAATAAAGATACCATTTTGAGGTGTTGCATTCGTGAATTCACAGTTTTTAATAATATTGCTAAATAAATACATATTGTGTGGTAATCCTGTGATAGTATTGTTATAGAATCGAGCGATACCATGTTCTTTAACATTTCGCTCACCACCACTACGAACGATTGCACTTACAAATTGTGAGTTTTTAACTTCTAACCATCGTACTCGATCCCACGCATAAATTCCGTCAGATGTCATGTTATTAACTACAAAGTTATGACCAGCACACATTAAGAATCCATTATGAGGATTGTTTGTAAGGTTAAAGTTTTCAAAGAACGCATCTTGCATCCCATCCCATCCATCCTCGGCATCATATGCACACGTTGCACTAGATTGACCTGAGTTAGTGATCGTACAATCTTTTACTAAGAAGTCTTTCATTTGTCCTTGTGCCATACCTACACAACGAGCATTGTCAATTGTTACATTTTCAAACTTACAGTGTGTTGGTACACGCAAGAAGTGATAATGAACATTCCAATCTGATTTTACACGTAATCCTAAAAATACTGTACGCGCATAGTAAGCCCCCTGTGGGATTTTAACTTGACGATATTGATATGCATTAACAGCTTCAATAAAGTTTCGACTTGAATCGTAGAAGTAAACTACCATATTAAAGCTATCAAACTCATTTCCTTGATAATTTAAATGAATTGATACAGTTAAGAAATCCGATTTTCCAATTGCGCCTGAAATATTTGTAAATTCTCTAGTTCTAGTACGATATGAACATGCTTTATCTTGACCAGTCGTAGTATCAATGTCTCCTAATTCAAAGCCATTTACTTTGTCTCCTACTACAACAGGCGGGAAGAATGTTGTACCGTTTGAACTTTTACTTGAAATACTATTTTGTAATCCATATCCCGTAATGTCTTTGATTGTCACATCGTATAATGAGCTATATCGACATGAGCCACCCATTTCAAATCCTGATACCCACTCAGAGTTTGACGTTGAGTTAGCATAATCATGAGCGAAATAGTCACCCTCGAATGTTCCATTATGAACATGAGTGTCAATCGCATCAGTCATCTTAGCAATTAAAGCCCCATTTCCTGTGAATGGATTTGTTTTAAATGTTGCTCCATTCATATCGAAATCTAATCCACTTGGAATATCGAAACCATTCTCGTCAACGACATAAGTTGCTTTATACATGACAATCTTATTATATCCTGCATTAACTTTGTCTTTTAATAATTGTGTTAATTTAACACTATTGTTTGCACATTCAGAAGCTACTGCCGTTTTGTTGTAGTCCGATGCATATTTAACTTTTACTTTATCCCAATCCTTATTAACACCTTGATAGTTTGAAGAACCATCACGAACAGGGATTAAACATAAGTATTTACCACTTGGAACAGTTGCGCTATTATAAGCACTTTGAACCAAGCTATTAATTGAATCTGCGTTACCATTAGCTGAACTTACATTGACATACTGTTTCTGCTCACGGTTTTGGTTATATGTAATACCGTAGCTTGATAAATCAGAAGCCGTAACTGTATACACATTCGTATGAGCAGTATTGTTCTTAACTCGAACGTAATTAAATAACTCATGTGAATAACGACCATATTGGTCACGTGCGATAATTGAATAATGATAAGTTCCCTCACTACTAAATGAACCAATGGTCACTGTATGCTCACCTGCTGACAGGTTAGTTAACACTTGATCCGCTTTTCCATCACATTTAACAATAACTTTATAGCGATAGAAGTCATTGTCCATTGTATAGCTACGTCCATAGAAGTCGGTAACAAAGAATTTTAATGTTAAGTTTTGTCCCGTTGAAATTGTAGGTTCTACATAATAAGTTGATAAATATGGAACTTTGTTTCGCAGCTCATTATCAGGCATTTCAAGAATATCTGTATCAGATGAGCCTCCACCACCAGAACCATTATCTCCTGATCCACCGCTGCCTGAACCATTTGCTGTCGCACCAGTGATTATATATTTGAATACATTTAATGACTCTAATGCTTTACCATTAAAATCAAACATTGCTTGGTTATCTACCGCACTACCACCATAATAGACACCCGCATCATTAGGATCATATTCATTAGCATAACTTGAAGCCCATCCTGATCCATAGCGTTCCCATAAAACTTTATTATTTTCATATTGTGATGATGGACCAACTGGAATCCATGCAGGTTCCCAATAGAACACCCCAATACCTTTATCACCAACATTAGCAACAGCTTCAAACACGTCACGAACATGTTTGGCTTGTCCCTGAATTGAAACAGGATATGAAGGTGTTAAACTATTGTCAGAAACGGTATTATGGTGTCCGTCTCCATCTTCGCTAGTATATAAGTATGAAGTTTCTGCAACCATAACTTTCTTATTATAAGTATTTGCAATATTTCGTAATTCATTTGTTAAGTTTGATAAAGTTCCATGCCAATAAGGATAATATGATGAAGCAAATACATCATAATCTACACCATTATTATAGTAATCTTGTGCGATATATGTATAACCATTCTCAGGATTTGTATTATGTACTGCAACTAAGATATTTGAGTCAATTTCACGAACTGCTCTGCTACCTGCATTCATCATTTTTGCAATATCTGAGAATGATACAGTTTGATACCCTTCTGTTGCATATGTTTTACATCCAACAAAACCATATCCAGTCTCATTACCGATTTGAACCATACCTACATGAACATTTGCATCTTTGAGCTTTTGTAAAGACTCTTTTGTGAAATTATAAATTGCATCAGTTTTTTGGCTTACTGAATACGACTGCCACGCTTTAGGAGCTTTCTGTTTGTCAGGATCGGCCCAGAAGTCTGAATAATGGAAGTCTACTAATAATCGCATACCATATTGTGTCGCACGTTGACCAATCTGAATAGCAGTATTAATATCGTTATTTCCTCCACCATAACCGTTTCCATTACTGTTAAATGGATTATTCCATACACGTACACGAATATAGTTGACACCTGACTCAGATAATGTTTTGAAAATATCTTGACGTGTTCCGTTAGAGTTATAGAATGATACTCCACTATTCTCTAACGCGATAATACTTGAAACGTCTACACCACGAATCGTATCAACCGATACACCTGAAACCTTATCAATAGAAATGCTTGGTGATGTTAAACTTCCACCAGTTCCACTAATATTAAAGTCAACAACTCCAACTGACACTTGCTTACTATCTACATTTGTTGAAGATAATGTTAACGTGCTTCCACCTACGGTAGAACCAGTTACAGTGATCGTTTGTGGATTATTCCAGTTAGATGATGTAAATGTTAAGTAGCTTGGACTCACGGATACGGCGCTATTTGTATTATGAATCGTAACCGTCTGATTACCTGATGGCGCACTCGCTAATTTAACAGTGAAGTTTGATGTATTACCACGTTGCACTGTCGCATATGTTTTTGAAACAATCATTTCACTATAAGAAACCGCTGATGACGCAATAGTAACACTAATTGTTTGACTTGAAACACCGTTTGAGCTAACTGTAATTGTAGAACTTCCTGCGGTTACACCGTCAACAATTACCGTTTGTGGATTATTCCAGTTAGACGATGTAAATGTTAATTGTGTTAAATTAATATTAATATTAGCGTTACTTCTTGAAATTGTAACAGTTTGATTTGAGCTTGGTTGTCTACTTAATTTAACCGTGAATGTTCCACGATCTGCTTCTTTAACATTCATATTTGTTTTATTAAGAACGATTTCTCCATATGTCACACTAGGAACAGAAACATTAACACTAATCGTCTTACTTGATACATTTGGTGAACTTAATGTAATTGTAGAACTTCCCGATGATACACCATTTAATGTTACTGTTTGATTAACATTCCAATTTGACGGTGTAAACGTTAAAATAGATGGATTTACGTTTACATATGAATTATTAACACTGATCGTAATTGTTTGATTGTTTGTTGGTTGTCTATCTAATCTAACTGTAAAAGTGTCTGAGTTTCCTGTTGTGATTGATGATGATGTTTTACTTAAAATAATCTCACCGTATGTAGCAGACGAACCTCCACCACCTGAACCACCGTTGTTTTGAAGTAATGCATACAGCTCATTAATTGCGCCAACAATTGTTTTATTAGAAGTTTGTAAGCCGCTATCTGTATGACGTTGATATGATGAAAGGTCAATATTTGATAATTGATTATTTACATAATCTATTGTTGCAAAATTACTCACATTTGGAATAGTTGGTTTATTTTTTAAATCATTATAACTACCAGAAGTTGCGACAGTAGCCAATTCAGTACGATTTACTTTACCACTAATATCTTGATGTTCAGTTAAATATTCACTATGCGTATGACTTGCATTAGCTTTTTTAGCTAATTGAGTATCAACATATGCCTTATTTACATCTGCATTCGTCAACGATCTCAGTTTTTCCATATCCGCATTAGTATAATCATTAGTTGATAATCCTTTACCGCTAACTTTGTCTACCTTTGTTTCTAAATTTTGTGTTGTTGCATAAATACTTAAATTTGGTTTATTAATTAAATCCTCATAATTTCCACTTCTGGCAACATCAGATAATCCAATAGAATGAAGCGTATCAACAAGTTTCTGTAATCGAATTTGTTTTGCTCCTTCTTCATCTTGAACCAGTAAACGTTCAGTACCATTGAATTCGCCTTTATGTGGCAAACTAGAAATTTCTTTTTGCGTTTCTGGATAAACGGCTTCAACACCCATTAACATCAAATCCCCAACATCTAACATTTGACCACCCTCTGTGACAATTGCTGAACCATCTTTATCAATTAAGACAACGTTTTTAAATTTAATGTCATCATCACCATAAATGTTTTCACGAATTTCAAAAGTGAAATGAGGTAATGTTACTACGCATCCATCCTGGTCAAATAATCGTATCTGCATACGACTAACACCGACAAATTGAGTATGTTCTTCTTCCAAATAGAATGTTACAGCATTTCCTTCAATTTTGGCGCTTGATACAGAGTCTACACCATCTGGATTTTCAATAAATAAAATGGCCTTCAGAGGATTAACTGGCATTAATGTTCTTACGTTTGGATGTTGTTCAACATCAATTCCATACTCATTAATGCAGAAAATTAATTTCAACTGGTCATTTTTGTAAAATGTTAAATTGTCTGATAATTTAATATCATAGCCTGATATAGTTAGATATATCTCTTTACTTAATGACAAAATTATTCTCCCCTTTCTTACTATAAATCAGAAAAACCTTTTGTTTCTTTTGCAATAATTCCATTTTCATTAAAATACTCACCAATAACATCGTCCTTATCACGGTCATCGTAAATTGAAATCATTGCTGCACTTTGCCATCCAACCACTTGCTGAACAACTGACTCTGGAATTCCTGCTTTAAGTAACTCAGTGCAAAAGTTATGACGCATACAGTGCCAATAGAAAAACACATTTAATTCTTCTGAAAACACATCTGCATAGTAATTTAATTGACTTTCTTTAGCAGGAACCCAAACTCCATTATTTTTTCTTACAAAAATTTCATCAATCTCACTTGGAACACCTAATCGCTCACGTTCTTGCATCCATAGATCATAGTAAGGTTTAAATTTTGACTTTAATACATACACGTTAAGCATTTTACCTTTAGTTTTAATTTTCTCTGGTGTCTTATATAGAGCGCCAAATTTTAAATTTTCATCTGTAATATGAGATCGTTTAATGCATAATAACTCAGCTTTACGTCTACCACTAGCCCACGCTAATGCAAAAGCACACGCTTGTTGGTATCGTTCTTCTGAAACAAGTTTATTTAAGAAATTTTGACACTGTACATCTGTCAAAATTGTTTTTTCACGCACCTCTTCTTTTGGAACACTTTTAACTTTACGAATAATGTTGCGGAAACTATGAAACTCTGGATAATCCTCATCTTCGGCAAGAATGTTCTCACAATAGTTACTTAGACTAGAAATAGAAGCCTTAAATCTCTCCATTCGACTAGGCGACATTCCTAATTCGACTAAATAAGATTGCAATTTAATTACATCTTGCACCTTAATTTTAGAAAATGGCTTATACTTACCTTTTAATTTGCAATTTTCTTCATACCAACAAAAGAAAATGTTTAAATCTGAACGATAATTGACGATAGTTTTCGGTGATTTTCCTTCTGCTTTACAATAAATAAGGAAGTCTTCAATCAAATATTTATGTTCTTCGCTAATTTTTTCTAATTTATCCTTATTAGCTGTAACAAATTTCTGTGTAGGTCTCCCCATATAATCCTCCTTTCAATAAAAAAGAGGAAGATTATTCTTCCTCTGCAATTTCTGTTCCATCTAATTTTTCTGTTACTTCTGGTTCTTTAGGTTTTTCTACTACATACGCATTATCAATTAATTCAAGTAAACTGTCACGTTCTGCTAATGTGATCTGCTTAACACGATAGTAGTTATTAACGATTGTACGATACTTTTCCACATCGTTCCCCATTGAAATTTCATAATTGATTTTATTTAATGTCATTTTATAAATATTGCTTGCCATTACATAATCACCTCATCTTCTACCACTTCAGGCAATTCCTCTACAACAGGTTCTTCAACAATTTCATCTTCTACAAATGGATAAAGTGCAGAATAAATTGTTTCAAATTGTTCATCTGATAATTTTTCATATAAATAAAAAACACTCACTTTTTCAGTGAGATCGTCTAATTTATATGCTTTTTCTTCAATTAATTTCATAATCATATGATATAACAGGTAATCTGGTTCTGTTTCTGAGTTTAATGATACCTTAGATAACCCTGTTTCAACTTGATTTTGTAATGTTAAGGCTTGATAAGTTGTATTTACTAATCCACCTGCTAAAAGAATTTCTAAATCGAAAATACGTTTGTCATTTTTAACGATCATAGTAGCATTTTGATTGATTTGACCTGCACGTGATGTTACAACGCTATATTCTAAGTTAGGTAATAATCCTGAACTTGATAATTGAATGTGACCATTTTTCCAACAGTAAGGTGTTGTTGATGGATGAGTACCTGAAGGAATTAAATCAACTGTTTTAATGGACTCTGTTGCGAGTTGATATTGAATGGTAACTGGATTTGTAGAAAGAAAGTGTTTAAATCCTACGACATCTTCACTTATTAAATCACTTCTATTAACAGTTATAACCACCCAATGATTACCTCCTATGCGATGACTTAATATCCCTTTATTATTTTGATAGTCAGTAACGATAGGAAGAGAATCACTTATTAAAAAATTCTTGCAGTTATTAAAACTGTGCTCTGCAATGTTTGTAGGAAATTGATTAAGTGAGAATGTTATTAAATCACTATTACCTTGATAATTAATATTCCAATTCTCACTACCAACCAACACAACTTCACTAATACGTTCTGTCACTTCACCTGTTAAACAATCTAATGTATCTCGTACATCACCAATTCCACGAAGTGTCACATCTTCTGAGGTACTTAAAATGTTTGATTTATAGGGTTCATAAGGTGTTACTACTTTGCCTTGTTCGATTTGAAGTTTAAAAAGAATATTTTCGTCAATTATTGAATTATCCATTTTTCTAATAACGATTGTTATTTTATCATAATTTCCGTTAGTATTATCGAATGTAACTTGATTAACCCATGCTCCATCCTTAATTAATACTCTATTTTTAAAACATCTAACAAATATTTGATAATCGTCTGCTATACTAATTGCATATTGAATCTTTTCAACCGTAAATGGTTCGTTAATTCTATAACGCGTACCACTTGAATCATCAGCTTTATCTAAAGAAGTAGCAGCATACACACCTTTTTCGATAAAACCATCAAACAAATTCTTCCCTGTTGTCGTTAAAACAGGCATTTTAACTGATACTAATTCAAGGTTTCTACCTTCTTCAAAAGTTTCTAAAAACTCTCCTGTATCAATATCACGATAACCTGTGTTACCTTTTAAAATTGCACTTTTAGCATGTCCATCCATAACATTTGCCGAATAATCTACTTCATCGCCCTCACCAGTTTTGACATACGACTTATTTTTAACTGTGATCGTTGGTGTATAAGTGTCATTTTCATAAGTTGCTTCAATTTCATCTAATTTTGCGAGTCCTGCAACTTTTTTATTTTCAATGTCTTGCTTAGTTACCATCATGTTTAATGGTAATTTTTTTGTTTCCCCATCCTGTACAATGACCGTTACATCATCTGATTTAACTTCAGTAGCTTGTGTGAGTTGGGATATTTTTTTTGCCATTCGTTCTCCTCCTTAAATTTTTAATCTCTTACTTAGAAATAAAATTTAAAATTTGAGTAATTAAAAAGGTAGCAATAGTCGTGATAAAAAACCACGTCACTTTACTATTGTTACCTTTAACTTCTTCGATCATTTTTGTTGTATTTTCATTACTAATTTTCAACTCAATGACCATTTTATTCAATTCATTGCACAGTTGATTATTCGCTTTCGTTTCAGCTTGAACCACGTCCAGAGATTTTTCAATGTTCTCAATCTGAACCTCTAACCTGGATAACCTGCTCATTAAATGTTCTTCCACTTTTTATAGCCCCTTTCAACCGTTTAAGATTACAAAGTATCTGGCGACACATTTGTAATTACTGTCGGAATTTCTGGTTCAATTTTCTGTGATAAAGGTTCCACATAAGCCTCGTCAAGCGCTACTGTATGTAAATTTTGTTCAATTTCATGAATAATGATTTCTATATTTACTGACTGACAATCACCTTCAATTACAAATTTATCTACATCTTCATCTTGAACCCATGCATTACCTCGTCCCTTGCACACAATAGACACAATATCATACTCACAACCCTTATATTCAAGTGGAATGCTGCGAATGGCTTTGCCATTAACTAATTCTACATTTCTATAAACATATCGAACACCATCAACATTACTTGTCACACCATAACTTTCACCAATTCTTCGTGTCTGATAATTTGCATATGTACTAGCAGTTTTCATGTTATACATTGTGTAATTGTGGAAATCCCAATGAGTGTATGAGTGAGTGTCTGTTTGGCCTTTAAACCATATCATACCTTTTGGTGTTCCAGTACCAGCCATACAACCTAAGTGCATTTGATAACCACCCATTACATATAGGCTATGACCGCTATCAACGGCTTCATAGATAGTAGACGGCGAGTTATTCAAGTAGTCGAATTGAATGGCTCCACTTCCTGCTAGTTTCAAATGAGAAAGTTGTCGAATACCGTACCCGTGAGCGTGGACATCTTTCCAAAAGTTTATCCCTTTCGGTTGGAAACTGTCACTAGCAGATATTGTTAGTGCTTGATCCATATTAAGCGTAGTGTTTACATCACTTAATGAGCTAGTACCTAAAGCTAAATAAGCCCCGTTTGCAGTCGTTGATATAGCTAATCCATTTGCTGACTGACTACCACTCCACAGTGATGATTGCGTGACATAGGCGGCTAAGGCATTGTTGTTCCAAGCGTGGAACGAGATACCACCATTTTCAATTCCTAAAGTGCGTTGATTACTGTTGTTGTATGAACTCATGCCTCCTGCATGAAACTGAGTGTGAGCGCCATATGATGTAGATACATTAATACCATCTTTATCAATCGTTGTTATTCCGTCATATATTTCTGATGGATGTGGTGTATATGTTGTCGCTAGTTCTCCTTCTTCAAATTGGATTGCAGTAAATAAGTGTTGACCGTTAGCACCCCAATCACCTCTACCGATTTGAACAGTTGCTGACGTTGAAGTAGCTTTAAAAGTTAAAGATATGCGTTGCCATGCACCTGCTGTTGGAACTTTACTTGAATAATAGTTACCACCACATTGTATTTGAATACCACAATCATTAGCCGCCCAAGTGTAAACATGCGCACTAAGAGTATATGTTTTACCTGAACACAAGTCTGATACGGTTTGCTGAACACCCTGATTCGTTCCAGTTGTTACTAGAACTAACGATTTACCATAACTATGTTCACTGTCATTCTTAGTTGATATAGTAGGGCTTCCCAAACTAGACCATTGTGATGTTCCGTTTTTAAAGATACCGTTTCTTATTCGGTTGTATCCACCACTTTGACTAAATTTGAATTGAAAATCATTTACTGTTTGCTGTAATTGAGATTGAGTGGTGTATCCTTTTGTTGTAATTGCATTTTCTGTTTCTTCTTTGGTATAAAAATTTTGCTTAACTGTATTCGTAATAGCTTCATCGGTAATTTTAGACTCAGCCGAACTAACACGACCAACTAAGGCAGAAATGGAGCCGTTAACACCTTCGATTTTAGACATTGAATCCGCTTTAGTTTCATATGTATTAGATACATTTACCCGAAATCCGTCCAAATCTGCTTTGATTAATGTTTTAACCGTTTCTTCATCGGTTGCACTTGTTATTTTTTTTTGAACATCTACCTCTAAATTTGCCGCCTTAATAGAATTAGCTTGAATTTGTTCACCTACAATACTATTGGCACTAATCATAGAACCTACAATATAACCATCCATTGTAATTCCTGTTGTGTATGGGCCACCTACTCCTGTGGAACTAAATGCTACAATTTGTTATCCTAGAGGCTCTTTATCCTCTAGTTCTTATATTTTCATACAAGTTCGGACTATATCATAATCCTATATCAATAGGACTCTCGGCACTCTTGTTCGTATTATCGTCTGTCATGACTCAACGATTAGTCTCTGAACCTTCCAATTACTTTTATTGACTTTCATTGGCTTGGCTTATGATTGGCATATCCCAATAATAGAACTTAGCTTTTCATAAATTCACCGAGTTTTCATCATACAATTACTTGTATGAGGGGCAAGCTGTTTACCCATTTTTATTCCACACCCAAATTTTTTGAGCTGTACTAATATCGTCAGTGTCCATAATATATAATGCATTATTTGTTTTATATACATAGCCACCCATAGCTTGTGTAATAGCGTCGTTTAAATGTTTTTGTGTTTGTTGTAGGATGTCATTAATCATCCCAGAAAATTCAATGTCTAGATTTCCGTTATCAACTTTATTGTTTGTTATTTGAGTTTGAGAGAAAAAGTTTTTAGTATATGAACCAAGTGTAATTGTTTCATATTTATTCAAAATACAATCATAAACATACTCGATACAACGTGATTTTAAATTCATATTTAATGGCTTATGGTAAACGTGAACAATGTCACCAATGTTAATATTTTGTAAGAATTTTAAATGTTTATATTCCTCAGTTTTTGATAATTCAATGAATTCAATGTTGATTGTTGTTTTTGGTAAATCAATTTCATTAACAACAAATTCATTAGTTGCTAATTCAATTAATTTAGCCTGTGCTTCTGCTAAATTGTCATAAATATATGAATCATCATCTTCACGTTCTTCGTAGTTTGGAGAACCTTTCCATTTGACATTTTCGTACTTGATTTCCTTAATGATTGGAAGTGCATAGTTATCAATATGTGGTGAGTCTACATATAATCCATCAATTTCAATACCATCAAATCCAACTGGACGAATACGTGTAACAACTTCTAACATGTTTAATTGTAAGTCTAGTCCAGTTAAGTTTTTGCCGTATTGGATCGTGTACCCATCATCTTTACCAATTTGCTCATTTAACTTAAAAGTGAAACCATCAATGTCTAATTCTCCACCCCATCTATTGATAAAGCTATTATCAGTATCACCAATCAAAGCAGAAACAACATTCTTTCTAACTAGACGTGAACTAGCTACTGTATCAATATCAGATGTTGCTGAAAATGAATGTGGATAAGATGTTCCACCTAAAATATGTGATAGAGCCATACTTCCTGTTTTATCTTTAATGCTAATATCTTCAATAAAGTTTTTATTTAAATCGAAAAAGATATGCTTTGCAATAATACTAACTTCTTTTAAGTTTCGTCTAATTGATGAAATTCTAAAATATTGACCATTATAACCTAAAATTCTTTCTTCTGTTAACATCATACCTTTTTCATCTAAAAGATGTGTCAGTTCAAGTTGATATGTGTATTCAATTAAATTACGTGTAATTTTAGCTGACGTTGGACTTAAAATTTTTAAACCATTGTTTGAAAAATCTGTCGTGTCTTGTTCATATAAACGAATTAATTTTTTAGCCACATTTCTTCCTCCCTATAACCATCTAAAATTAGGTAATATTACAACTTTAGAAATGTTTCCATCAAAAGAAATTCGTGTATCACCTGGTTCAATTTCATCATAGTCGCACAAAACATTTGAATTGCAACTTTTAACAACACCGTCTTTAACTGTATATGCTTCTTGTAAAGTAAAATCTAGTTCCACATACTCATCAATTGCTTTAATTTGAATAGTTTCATTTCCAATATAAACATTACCTGCGCCATTTGTCCCATTACGTTTATAAATTTTAATGATCGGTTGACATGATGTATTAGTCGGATTATTGAATTGCTGAGTAGCAATAATGCTAACTTCATTATTTGTTAATTCATATGAAAAAGGTTGAATAGCAAATGTAACAATAAATTCATTATAGTACATTAACAATCGTTCAAAATCTATCTTGTTTATGACTGTCGCTTGATAATATCGTTCTTCATTATTAGATAGAATTAATTTGCCACTTCCACTAAATAACTTTTTGATCTGATTAATGTTATTTGTGTTTCTAGCCGAAATTTTAATGTCGATTGTCTGATATTTTCTTGAATTATAATTGTGAGTTAAAAATCCATTTCTACCAGTTACTTCAATCAAATCTTTACTTTCTTCAAACGATCCAATAATCGGTAATTCGTCAATGTGTAAATTTAAATCTGTTAATGTATTCACACCATTGAAAATTAAATAGTTTTTCATTATACACTTTCACCTCTTTTTCATATAAATTAAAAAGAACCCTATAAAGGGTTCTAATTAAAATTTTTGTTGTTGGTTCATATAGTAAGAAATTTCTTTCATTAACTGCTGAACATCTTGATTTCTATTATTCTCAAACGTTCCAATGTTTAAGTTAATTTCAATAGGTCTATTCCGTTGTTCGTTCGATTGTGTATTTGAATGATTGTTGGTTGGTTTAATTCCTTTAGTGGTAGTGTTGTAATTATAAACTGCACTACTTATTACTTGACTTGCAACAGCATCTCTTGTTGCATATGGTGAGATAGCTCTACTACTATATGCTGTAATACTAGCTACTTCAGGAGATAAACTTCTTGAAACATAAGGTGAATAATCAGAATCAGTATTGTAAGGTGTCGTATCACCAACTGATCTACCTAATTTTCCACCTGACGTAATAGCATTACCAACTGTACTTAAAGCATTTCTTGCAGTATCCCAAATTGAATTAAGTTTACGTGTTAAAACATTATAACCAGTCTCAGTAAATTGAGCTTTAACTTCAAATTCTTTACCTTTTAAATCTTCAATTTTATCCTGCATACGACCTACTGACATAATAGAATCGCTAGTTGTTGTACTGATTTTACCTTTCATATTTTCAAAATCAACTTCAACATTTCCTAATGCATAATCAATAGCTTCCTGCATGTCACTACCACCATTTTGATAGTAGCTAACGATTTTATTCATAAACTTATTAGTGTCAGTTTCTTCGGTAATTAAATGGTTTCTGTTGGCTTCATTCATTGCCTCAAAAGCTAATGCTTGAATTTCACTTGAACGTGTCATAGCATTATCAATAATTCCATTTCGATCTACATACTTCTGATTAATCTCATCATTTTGTCTTTGATATTCAGTTTTTAGGAAATCGAAAAATTCTTTTGAACTTGTATTTGCATCTTCAAACTGTTGTTCTGTATAAGTAGAGTATTTTTCTAATTTTGCTTGATAGTCGGCTTCGGCTAATCTTAACTCTTCATCTCTAGCGTCTTTAGCAAGTTGTGCTAAATCATTAAATGAAGATTGTTGTTCCTCGTAACTTAATGAAGCAAAATCTTTGAATTGTTTATCTAAATCGCCATAGTGAGTTTGATATTCAGCACGTTCAAATTGAAGTCCTGTACCTAATAATACTTGTGCATTATCGAAATATTGATTGTAGTTTTCAAGCCTTTTTTCTTGCCAGAATGAATCAGATGCATATTGATCTTCAAGACTCATTTCTAAATCACTCAATGTTTTTTCATAACCTTGATTTTCAATACTAATCTTTTCATCCCAATTACTATTGACTGCTTCGATTTCACGTTCCATTTGACGTTTTAAGGCTTCGTATTTAGCATTATCTTTCTCTTTAGCAATGGCCAATTCAGTTTCATATTTCGCTTCAACTAATTCCTGAGAGCGCATTTTATTACTTGTCAATTCTTCTATTACTTGATTATGATGACTTTGCAATGAACTTAAACTTGATTGATATTCCTCATCAGTTAGTTTGCGATTTTCTGAAATTGCTAATTTAGTAATATCTAAAACTCTTCCTGCGAAATCTTCAAGTTCTTTTCCTAAATCAGATACTTTATTTGTTGCTTCTTCTACACCTTTACCAAACTCACGATAATATTCCGAGAAAGAAGAAACACCTTCACTACTCCATTTACCCACTTCATAAATGGTTTCAAATGTCTTTTTAAGAACTATTCCACCACCAACGACTGCTGCAACTGCTACACCACCTGCAAATAATGGTGATAATCCAGATGTTAAGTTGCTAAGTGCGCTTAAAACTCCACCTGATCCAGTGATAGCACCAGACACATCTGCAAACATAGTGATAATATTGCTAATACCTAGACACGCATTACCTAAAATTCCTGCAATTGGTGAAATAGCAGCAACAAATAATCCCATAGTAATAATAGTTTGTTGGCTTTCACCATCTAAACTATTAAATTTGTCTACCCACTCACCGATTTTTTCAACGATAGTTAAAACGGTAGGTAATAATTTTTCACCAATTGAAATTGCCATTTCTGAAATTTTACTTTTCATGCCTTCAATTTGATTAGCGGCAGAAGAACGCATTGTCTCTGCCATTTCAGCAGACGCATTCTCACTATCTGCAATTGCATTGGCTAATTTATTAAAATCTTCTTCACCTGCATTAACGATGGCTAGCAATCCTGCCATGTTTAATTTACCTGCAATAGTTGTAGCAAGTTCTGCTTGTTGTACTTCATCTAAATTAGAAAATGCTTGTCTCAAGTCCCCTAATACTTCAATAAATGGTTTAGCGGTTCCATCAGAATTTGTTAAAGATATATTGTATTCTTCCATAGCTGCTGCACAGTCAGCAGTTGGTTTAGCTAAGTTTGCAAGGATAGATTTAAGTTTGTTCCCCGACTCTGAGGATTTGATCGTTTGGTATTAACCGTAGGCTCTTTATCCTACGCTCTATGTATTTCTACATAGTTTGGACTATATCTTTACCCTCAACTTTACTTGTTAGGGTATCACCTGTTCGTGGGTGTTTCACCATGCAATATAAATTGTTTAGGTTAATCCACCTAGTCTCTACACCTTTCAATGGTTTCCCGATTGACTTGGTTCGGTATTGTCATATTATTTAAAATAACTTAGAGTTTCACCGAATTTAAGTGATTATTGACATGAATTTCTTCATGAAAGGGCATCAAGTTTACCCGCATTCAATTATGTTATCGTTAAGCTCTTTATCTTAACTTCTACATGTTTCCATGCAGTTCAGACTATCTTATCACCCTATAATTAGGGTGCTTGGCGCTCTTGTCCATTTCACCATATGTTCTTACACTTAGGTTACTTTGATTAGTCGTTGCACGTTCTATGAGTTTCCTCAATAGCTTCGCTCATGATTACCATATCAAAAGACTTAGGCTTCCCATGAATTCACCAAGTTTAAGCGATACTATTTCTAGTAAAGTGGCCTAATTTTTAAGCCATTAATCCTAATGCTAAACTTACCTCTGATACATTATATCCCATAGCTCCTGCTAATGGTGCTACGTTTTTGAATGCTTCACCTAACATTTCAACTGTTGTATTTGATGATGCACTTGTTTTCGCTAAAACATCACAAAAACTTGACGCATCTTCGGCTTTTAATCCGAATGCTGTTAAGGAATCCGTCACAATATCCAATTATGTTATCGTAAAGGCTTTTTATCCTCTACTTCTTATGGTTTCCCATAAGTTCAGCATACATTTTCATCTTCAGCTTTACCTGGTCAGATGTCGGTCACTCTTGGAAATATTTTAGTCTATATTTAATATTAAATATAGGATCAATTTCTATGCGTTACGATGGTCAAGACGCTTTAATTTCTTGACTTATCTCGATGTTAGCATGACTAATAAATTTATCAGTTTTAGCCTTCTTCGATATTGACCGATATTTTTAGAATAGCATTTCTGCTAAACTGTCCAATTATTTAGACGCTAATGACAATTCCATTCCTGCAGCAGTAGCAAGGTCTAATACGGCAGGGAGTCCAGTCATTGACTGATTTGCGTCCCAACCTGCTAGCTTTAATGTTACCGTATCAGCTCTTTATCTGATACTTCTTATGGTTTCCCATAAGTTCGGACTATATCATCACCCACGACTTTACGTTTGGGTGTCATGCGCTCTTGTCCATTTCGCCATATAATACATATATTACTTAGGTTACTTTGATTAGTCTCTGAACGTTCCGATAGTTTCCTAGTCGGCTTCGCTTATGGTTGACATATTCTACTACTAGAACTTAGTGTCCCATAAATTCACATGATGTTTTTTGAATAGTGTTTCCACTAAACCGTCCCTAGCTTTTAAGACATATAATACAATGCATCTGCTGCTTCTTTTGCTGTAAACTCAGTAGTCGCTCCCATTTCCCTAGCCTTCTCTGTTAATGCTTCAAGTTCATCACTGGTTGCACCACTTACAGCTTGAACATTCTTCATTGACTGGTCAAAATCCATTGCAGCTTTAACAGCATAAGTTCCAAATCCAGTAAGTGCCAATGATAGTGGAGCTGTTGCAGAAGAAATACCTTTGAGTGTATTCCCCATTGACTCAAATTTTTTCGCCATATTGTCTAATGGCATACGTTTCATTGCTATTTCTAATTCTTGTAATTCTTTATTAGCTGAATTTAAAGCTCTCTCAGTCTGCTCCACACCTCTACGCATATTGTTATAATGTGTAGTTGCACTTTCGACAGCTTTATTAGCTTTCTCCATTTCTTCTGCTGTAGTTTCTGTACTGTTGGCTAATTCAGCTTGTTTAGCTTTTGCATTACTTAAACGTGTACTAGCATCTTTTAATTTAGTGTTATATGCCTGTAATTGTGTCTGCAATCCATTAATCTTTGTTTTAGTAAGATCAACTTTAGTAGCCATATTCTGCATATCTTTATTAAAGTTACCAGTATTCGTATCTACCGATTTCATTTGAGAATCAAGGTTTTTTAATTCCTTCTTCAATTCGGTAATTTGCTTAGTGGCATTAGAATTTTCTATTCCTAAGACGCACAAGTAAATCAATACTCATGTTTTTCACATCCTTTCCATATTAATAGACAAAAAAAAGAGTAGCGAAAAGGCTACTCGTCATATTCGTCATATTCGTCATAATCATCTGCTCTACCATAAGAAAAGGAGATTGAAGATTGATGTGATTGATCTTGTTTATTATTCTTTTTATTGTTAATGTTTACATATGTAATGATAAAGTCTAAACAATCTCTGAGTGTCAACAATTCAAATTGTTCTAATGTTCCCCCACATTGCATGAAATTGTATCTTAGTGTGTTTAAATCAAGTTCATTACCTGATTTACCGTTGCTTACTTTCCCTCATCTTTTACAGTTGGATTAAGGTCTTCTAAACACGCAGTCAATTTCGCAATTAATTCATCAGAGTATTTGAAGAAGTTTACATCATTTGCATCAAACCATTCACTTCCGACTGGACGTTTTTCCCCTCTTCTATGCAGACAGTTTCCAATAAAAATTACTGAAATAGTCATTTCCCCTTGTGGGATTAATGGTAATGCTTTATAAAAGTTTAACTTTGGATCAATTTGCTTTAATTCACGTTCAATACCTTTGATTGAAGCAATGTTTAAATAAACTTCTAATTCAAATTCTTTATCTTTATCGTTTTTAATGACAATATCTTTAATAATCATGTGTTTCCTCCCAAAATAAAAAGAGAGGTTAATAACCTCTCTATAAATATTCGCTTAAATATTGTTTTAAACTTTCCTTAGCCTCTTCTTTAGCTTTTTCTACATAGGATTGCTTTTCAGATTTGATCCACTTGGTAAACCATTGGTAGTTTTTTTCGTCTGTCTTATACTCCTGGAACCATACAATTGTATTAACCGTAAGCTCTTTATCTTACGCTCTATGTATTTCTACATAGTTTGGACTATATCTTTACCCTATTGGGCATTCCTTGTTCGTGTCCAGATTATCGCCTGTCATGGCTCACTGATTAGTCTCTGCACGTTCTAGCTACTTTTACTGACTTTCACTAGCTTCGCTCATGGTTACCATATTCAAATAATCTGTCTCATAATACCATCTTTTATTTTTGTATATATTTTTATCTTTTCCATATTTACATCTACAACAACGAGATATTGTAGAATGTGTAAATCCGTCAATAATTGCAGACCTAAGAGCATCATAGCGAACAATTTCATCTGTATTTATATCGACACCTATAATTGCAATTGAATGTTGACTTTCTAGGCCCTTTTTCCCATATAATACACTATTAATCCCTGATTTCTTTTTGATAGATAAAGGATTATTATTGTTTTCTTTACATGTAACCCATCTCAAATTATCTACGTGATTATTTGTCGGGTTTGTATCTATATGGTCAACTTGCGGTTTATTTAATGGATTTAATAGAAACATATGAGCGACTAATCTGTGTATCAAATAACGTTTCCTGTTGCAATTAGGTTTATATAGATATATTCTAATATGTCCGTATTTTCCATATTTAGTTCCTTGTAGTATTCTATTATATTTTATATTTTTAATTCTACCATAATTGCTTACCTGATAAATTCCACGATAGTCCACTGTTTCATGTGTAATAGAATCAATATAGTATATGTCTTTCCATATTTCTTCCATTTTATCACCTCTCGGTGATTATACTTTTTTAATATGAGATATGTTCTAATTTGAACTTAGGCTTTCCATGAATTAAAGGAATTTATAGAGAGCAATAGTTTACCCTCTGGCTATGCTCCACTTATCACCTAAGCCTTGATTGGTTAAACCTATTTCATAACCTTTTCTACCTCTCTTAGAGAAAGTGACCATTTCCATAATATCAGCACCGTGAACACTATGTCTTGGTGATTTAGGTGCTATAGTTTGCATATCGTTCAAAACTTCCTTTGCGACTGGTTTTAAGGCTTTCTTCTGCAATTGTGTAACAGTTCTCTCATCACTAATTTTTTCTACTGCATTAATAAGTTCCTGAAGCCCCTCGATTGGCACATCATCACCTCTAATTAATTAAGATTATTTTTCAGCACCATAACATCATCACCAGAAGTCATAGTTGAGTATAATACATTAAACTCTTCATCTTCTAATAGAAAAGCAACTGATAAATCTCCCATTTTCAGTTCTAAATCTGAATAATCTGCTTCTTCTAATATGATATTATATAAGTCAACAGAAATACCTTTATGTAATTCAATTAAATCATCAATCTCATAATTATCATATTCTTCTTCAGAATAAGCATAATAGAATACAACATATACAGATGAATCAGATAATTTTTCTGCTGTTTTTGTTTCCACAATAAAATCAAAATGATCCATGTTAAATTTCTCACTGTATATATCGTAAACTTTATCTCGAACTGTTTTAATAAGTTCAAAATATTTATCATTGTATGTTTTCGATAATCCAGATTGTCTAGCTGTTAAAAATTCTTCTTTTGTTATTCCATTAGTTTTTTCAGATGTTTCACTATTTTGACCGCATCCAAACAAAAGAGTTGAACAAATTAATAAAGTTGCTAATATATTATACTTTCTCATAACATTCCTCCTAATTTTTGGCTAATTTATTATATGATTATAAATTAAGTTTTATACAAAAAAAGGAAAAACGTGATGGTTAAATAAAAATAATTTAGTAGACGAAAATTCGTCTACTATATAGATTTATTAACCTGCTGCACCAGTGTATACAGATCTTGTCCATCCTGATACTACAGCTGCATCAGCACCCTCATCTAATGAGTCGATTGTAGCAGCAATACGTCCGTCAGCTAATGGAATAGCTTTACCTGAAATTGTCACTTGTGAATCAGTTACAGAATCAGTTTTAGTTTCTGCTTCTACACCTTCTACAGTTAATTTACAACGGTAGTAAACTTGATTTAAAGTTCCATTTTGTGAACCCATTTGACTTAACACTACGATTAATGCAAACTCAGGTTGAACATCATCAGATTTTTCTACCATTACACCTTTTTCAGTGTATTCAGAACCCATTAACGTAGCACGTAATTCTGGAGACAAACGTCCAACTACGATTTCTAAATCAACATCTACAACGTTTTTGAAAGTTTCTTCAACAACATCATTCGAATACCAACTCATTTCTGAGAAATTCTTTTTACCATTAAATGAAATAAATTGTTTAATTTCTTGTACTGCACCGTAAGTTGGTACACCTGATTGGTAACCTGTGATTGGCGCAATACCTAAGAATTTAACACCTGAACAATTTTGTTATCTTACTAGCTCTTTATCTAGTAATTCTCATGCTTTCGTCATGAGTTCGGACTATATCATAATCCTATATTAATAGGACTCTCCCTGTTCGTGGATATTTCACCATATAAAAAAAAGACTTATAAAAGTCTTAGTTACTTAGGTTACTTTATCTAGTCTCTGCACGTTCCGAATGTTTCCATATCGGCTTCGCTCATGATTGCCATATTCTAATATTAGAACTTAGGTTTTCCATGAATTAAAGGAGTTTAGTCATGATGATTACTCATCAAGAGGACTATAGGTTAATCCTTGCCATATTTTTTCACATCACCTTTCTATATTATCTTTTAAGAGCATTAACTAATACTCTTAAAATAAAATCCTTTATATTTCTTTTCAGAATCAACATATCTGTTTATATGTCTCATTTTTACTCCAAACAATTCTTCACTTACCGTTTCGCACTCTTTTAGAGAATTAAAGATAAATGATTTTCCTTCACTATTTATTGCTTGAATTTTAATTGGTTTCTTAATACTTGTTGTTTTTGATCCATCGTAGTTACAT